GTTCGCTTATGATTTATTAATTATAACTAGGAGTATTAGTCAGGGTACCTTAAAGGTTAGTGCCCCTCTTCGTTATCTTATTGATAGTATACATTGCCATTCCGTAAATAAGGTTTCATTTTAGTGGAATAGTCTATATCAGCAACTCTAGCATATTTGAAAAATGGGAATTTCTTGTCAAAAAATCCTGTTTTAACTCCCATTTTACTACAAACAAAATTGTAGCTTATTTTATCATCCCATAAGTAAATGTCAGTAATAGCGGCCAAGCAAGCACCTGTCTGTTCTAGGTCCAATCTATGCATGATCTCTTCCAACTGCCCTCTGGCGACAGCTGGTGAGCATCTAGGAACATCGGGTTTTAAAGCAGCTATATTAGACATAAATTCCTTACACAACCTGTGAGCAGTTAAATTAGGTCCAGCATCCATGAGTAACCCGAATGCTTTAACATAAGCACCCAAGTATGGATTCATGTCCCTCTCATCATCACGACCTGGTTTACCAGCGAACGCGTAAGCATCAGTAGCTAATCTAGTAGCATAAGCATCAGTCTTACGCCAAGGTAAAATCCAAGCATAATTTTTGGTGTCAGGGTGTAAAGGTTTCATATCCTCGTCGTATTTGACAAAGTATCTCTGAAGCATGTGTATGCCTTCCGATCTGACTTCGTCGTCCTGAATATGAGTGAAGAATTTATTTCTATGACTTCGGGATTGTTTATACAATCTTGTTTCTCCTGGTTTTAGAGTTATACCATATTTGAGTAGCACGGCACAGAGTTTATCCGGATAATTATTAGAGTCGCAACCTAAGTATTCAAGCCAGGCGATAGGAAATCTACCTACAACATCGTCACCGTAAACGGCTAGATATGCAAGTTCGAACACGTCCATGGGGTGAACCTTACCTCTAGTTAACTCAAGGATAGCACAAAACAAGCCCATGACAATCATGAGGCTGTCTATATCTGAAGTACCGTGATACCCACTAGTCATAATACCTAATACTATGTACCACATTTGACCAAACCACTGCATGACTTTAGCATTAACGAAAGCAGTTTCAAACGCGAAAAACTCGTTGAAAGCATCCATACTGGCCTTATCGGCAGTATTAACCCAAAAGTGTCGCATGACTAACATGACAAACAAACTAGTAGGCTTGAAGGATACGTCTTGACCGCTAACGTCGGCGATAAATAAGATATAGCCCTCTTTAGGGTCTATAACAGACTTACCAAGTCGTACGTGTGGTGGTATTCTATTGAATTCATCAATTTTCATTGCATACATGAGCCAGTAAGGAAAACTGGACCATATACTACAACCGATCATGCAACCTTCCCAGCGTCTGAATCCTTGCATGAATGGCAGACCGACCATCTTAGATATCTGGTCATGCATCTGTCCAATCATTCCGATTAGGCGAATTTTACCTAATTCAGCATCGAAGGACCTGACTTCAGGCTTAGCGGTGTACGTGTGTACAGGTATAGGAATCAAATCTTCGGAACGTCCGATATAATCTTTCATTTCTTCGATGATTCTAGCTAAAGCCCTGCGAGCGAAAGGTGCGTTGTTTCTCTTATTACGAGATATTGGTATATTCCAATGTTTAAAACCAACTCCAGCATTGGGATTAAATTTCAAATTATAGGGTGTGTTGGAGTTGACGGATGGTAGCATTTGGTTATTTCTGGCGTCAAATTTCTTGAGTAGCATGGCAATGGTGCAACGAAGAAGGACCGGGTCTATGTCGTAATGACAGTTCCCTTTGGCCATCTTATTGCGCAATGCTTCAAGATTCTCTATG